AGTTCGGAGTATGCTTTTAACGCCGATTCAATAAATGTTTGGTCAAGGTTCTTGTGGCCGTCGGGATTGGTGTCGTCGTCCTCCAATTTGGCGAATCCGATCAAGAAGGACGTAAACACCTCCTCAAAAATCGGATGGGCATCAATCGGAGTATCAATCCCCTGTATTTTAGGAATTAACGCCTTGATACGCACCGTATATTTACCGACATCCTTAAACATAATCTCTCTTGGATCATCTGAATGCCAAGTTATGTATGTCCGGCTCTTGTCGCCAAAAAGCCATACCCGTTTAATAGATGTTGCCGTTTCGGAAGTTGGATAAAAAACATTGGCGGCAGTTACATCAATATCAATATCATCAAAGTTAAGTCCCATGTCGCCTAATAAACCGATACAACGGTTTAACGCCGGAACTGCTAAAGAAGCATCTATAGGTTCATCGTTGTAAATCGCGGCAGTATCTATACAAGAGCGCCCTGTGAAAGCCATGCTATCACGTCCTTACTTGTACCAAATATAGTTTACTTTATCACCGGCCGTGTTGGTCTTGACGAAAATCTTACTTAATTGGTCAATTTTCAACGTGAGACT